CCAAGTAGCACTTTTGTCGGAGATAAAAAAGCCCTCTTTCGGACCCACGCCCATCTGGGAAAGGATCATCAGCACAGTGTTGATGTACATGATGATGTCTGGGTCGAATGCCTCATAGTCTGCAGGCAGACCTAGCAGCTTTTTTACGGAAGTGAGAATGCTGTCCATAGTTGCTCCTTAGTCCGGGATACACTTGTTGTCCCACTTCTTGTAGGCATCCAGATAAGTCTCGCCCTTATCACCATTGTGGGTGAGCTCATAGTACATGCCGTCGGATACGGTGGTGCTCACAAGCGCCTTCCAGTTCTGCAGAGTTTTGCTGAACCACACGATGAACACATCCTCCATCGTCAGCTTCTTGCCGTCAGTCACGTCCACATGGGCGTTAAAGTAGTCCACCACCAGTTGCTTTGCGCGGTTCATCATAGCTTCGTTGTTCATGTCATTTCCTCCATGGGCAGGTATCGCCCGGTCTTCGTTCTGTAAATACTGGCTCCAGAATGCTGTCATCCCCATAATGGATTGCCTTATGTGTTTGGTCGGATACACAAATCACATTATCAGGGTCAAGTAAGCACTCTCGATGCTCCAGTACATCTTCTTTTGTAATAGGGGTTATGTGGTGAATGATGATGCGTGGTCGAATAAGCCTTCCACCTCGGACAACCCAGTCAGTAATCTCGTGATCAGGAACACCAAGGTCACATCCCATGTCCCGAACAATAATTTTGTCACGGAACATCCTCCATTCTCTGGACTGGTAAAAATCTTGGTTCAGGTACCTGTCAAATCCAAATGTATCATGCCCAACAGCACCATGCAGTTGCAAATAATGGAACCGGTCTTCAAAGGTCGAATACTGACAAAGCTCAGAATATGTTCTCTGGTTCATCGTTATCTTCCACCCCGCCATATTCCCGCATTGCCTTGATTGCCTCCTTGTAAAGAAGGGCGTTATCTTTGGCTGCTTGAATAGCATCTGCTTTTGCATGAAGAAGTGTATTCTCTGCTTCCAGCTTTTTCTTCTCCAGTTCTGATTTGACCGTAGCCAGTTTCAGAAAATGAGTCGTTTCGGCTGAAGATGCCGTTCCTTCTCGCAATCGCTTCTCCACCAGATCCATTGCTAGGGAAATCATCTGGTTTTCTCGTACTTCTGGGGACAATGTTGGCCGCATGGGAGCCACGTCTTCAGAAGCAGCTTTCTTTGTCCTCATTTTTGTCATCCTTCTATTCTGTTTTGATTTGGTTTGCACTAGAATCTTGCCTGTTTCCCACACTTTTCAATGGCTTTTGTAAGAGTTTATGGGAGCCGGTTGTGGTGTCTTTCTAATCATTTGAAAGGAGAAGAAAAATGAACAAACGACAAATGGAGGTTGTTTGAAGAGAGCACCCTCCCATAAGCTCTTACAAAAACCACCGAGGCACAGTCTACACCCTGAAACCTCGGCAGTAGTTAAAACCCAATTCTCAATTTTCCCTCCGGGGAAAAATCAAAGACCGTCGCGATTTGGGGAGGGGGTGTATTTTTCAAGCACCCCCCTATACCCTTTTATGTTGTTTGCTCTCCGGGAGCATCGTCTTTGATATCGAGTTTGAGCTTTTTGTAGATATTGAGCGGGTCATTGGCCACGATTTGGTCGATTGCCTGCTCAATTTCATACGCATTTTCTGCGTCCGTGAGCTGATCCGAAGTGTAAGCCATCCGCATCAGCAGCCCAGATGAGTTATAACCCTTGTCGGTATCGAACCGATACCAGTCCTCAAACTGTTCATAAGGACTGTAAGGGTTATCAACAGTGGTTAAAAAGCATCGAATCATAGTTCAAAGCCTTTCTTACTTGTTAAGATTGCCATAAATCGTTGATTCAGGAACGCCACAAGCCTTTGCAATCTCTGCGTAGCTATAGCCATTAGCCAACATTGCTTGTGCTTTACCCAACTTAGCAGAAGACAATGTTGTACTTGCTTTTGGCATCGCTCGTTTGATGATTTCATCAGACTTTGACGAGTTCAGAATCTTCATCAACTTGGAATCAGAGATTGCGCCAGCTTGAACTGCTTCCCATTCACGATCAGTGAACGTAATCTTTGTCTTGCTGCCGCTTGCGCCAACAGAATCACGTGCACGCTGCATCTCAACAGCAGCAATCTTCTTGATTTCTTTCTTGTCCTTCTTGTAATCCAAACCCTGAGCCTGTACTTTAGCCTTAATATTCTCATTTGCAATAATGGTAGCACGCCGTTCTTTCGGCTTATTACCAATAACCGCATTGAGCTTGGCGTTAATAGACTCAACCTCGGCTCTATATTTTTCGGCAGCATCCGAGCTTTTCTGGATACCCTTCATATTTACCGCCTCTTTTCGCGCCTGATTAGCCAAAGCCTTCAGTTCATTTGAAAAATCGGCATAGTAATTTTCCTGAATGGTACCAGAGGATAGATCTCGTGCGTTAGGGTACGTGGAAATAAGGCTCACTTCCGTCATAGCTTGTACTCTCTTGCCCGTTTTGGGGTCAATATAAGTACGCCCGGACTCCTTATATATTTTTTCGCCCGTCTCTTTATCGATTCGGGCACTTCCCTTGCGCTCAGGCACTCGAACGGTCTGCTTTCTTCTGGATAAGAGCGTGGATGCACCGCCATATTTTTCAGTACCGTCCTCTTGCACTCTGATCTGCCATTTTTGCTTCAGCTCCTGGATACCATTTTCGCGTTCCGAACGTTTATAGTCCAGCTTATGCTTTTCTGCATCAATAACGACCATGGAATGCTTGACGGCACGAGCAATATCGCCCTCAGGTGCGCCGCGAAGAGTCATATCAGTAATAAGATTGGAAATAATCCCCATCTCTTTCTGTTTTTCCTCTTTCTTCATGAGGCGCACACCATTGGGATTTCCTTCAGGCACGGCATATGCAATCTTGGGGTCAAAGTCTTTCAAATCCTTCAGAGCAGGGGTGGATTTGATATCGACTTTGCTCGAGATCGGGATTACCACAACAGTGTCGCCATCAAAATCAGCACCTGACAAACGTTCTGCGACCTTTGCGTTGATGCCGATTGCATCTTGCACATTGCCGAGATTCCTGCGCCCGGACAAATTCTTGTTATTGACCGTTACAATAGGAATCTCAAAGGTTCCTGCATGAGGAAAACGGACCAAGGCCAGCTGAGTGCCATCAGGATATGTAGGACAATAGCATTCTCTTTCGCCGATTTTGGACAGTGGCAAAATAACCTTTGTCGCCTGACCTGGGAAAGAAGATGCTTTCAGGGTCATCGAGTTGCCCTCGCAAGTATCTGCAAAATCAAGCAGCAGCTTTTTCCGAATCGTCGGATTATCATACTGCATAATTTCGTCATATTCTGCTTTGCGGTCGGCAACGGTGAGGTCCAGTTGCTGTTTCAGCAGTTTGACCGGCTGCTTGGACAGAAACTGCGAAGAAAGGTTCTTTGCCATGGTATCCCAATCGCCTTCTTCTTTCAGCTTATTGATGGGCGACAAATGTTCTTTGCCATCCTCACCAATATAGGTACTCTGGCCATTCGCCTTAATAGATGCACCGAAGGGATTGTCCGGGTCATCCTTGATAGGCTTCAAGACCTTCATTTTCGGAGTCCCGGATTTCTTGTTGGTGTTGAACACCACATCATAGCCTTTAGGAATATCGTCAGAATATACCGCCATGCCCTTCAGATAATGGCTGTCATCCACCATGATACGCACCTGTGCATAATGTGATTTTCCAAGGTTCAGATCAGCAATGCCTCTCCGAATCTCGATAACGCCGTCCTTGTCCAAGCCGCCTTCATCACCATACCGGATATAGACCCGGTCAGAACTCATGCTGCTGGGGCGCTGAAGCTTCTTAAAGGTTTCGCCGCCATCTTCAGAATGATATTCGCCAAGGGACTGGATTTCATTCTGATGCTGATATGCATATTTCTGGTCATATTCAGGCTTTGCCAGAACGGTAATATTGGTTTGCTGGTTAATATTTGTCGGCTGACGAATGCCAACGCCATAACGCTGATATCCGTGCTCTGCCTCTAAAACAAATATAGCATCGTCCAAATCACCTTCTGAAACGCCCAGAACCAGATTTGTACCTTCAGAAACATCGATCATGCCTTTCTTATCGACTTCCTTGCGCAGGGTCTCAGCGATTTCTTTGGTTCTGGTATATTTATCAGGCTTGTCATTCTTCAGCATTGAACGAACCGTGGATTCAGATAAGCCCATCTCACGACCGATTTCTGTAGGGCCAAGACCGTCCTGTGATAAGGCACGTGCACGGTCATATTTGAGCTGCTGGCGTTCGTGAATGGCTCTACGTTGTGCCATACGGAACTCGGTAGCACCCATCTTATATTCTTCGGGGAGAGAATCATTGATGGTTTGGAGAATATCCTTCTCCTTCATACCACTTTTCTTCAGCTCCTCAACACGTGACAGAAAATCACCTGAGCGCTGATACGGATTCTCACCAGAACCCCACGGATATCTGCCTGAGTGACGTTTGGTGCCATAATGCTCCAGGATACTGTCTTCCGGCGCGATACCGAAATATCCTCGAATATCTCTTTCTACCGGATTCATGCTGTCGCTCCTAACTTCAGTTCAGTAATGATTTTGTTGAACTCAATGATTTTGCTAATGATAGGATCGATGTCCCCGCAAGTCGGATTCACGATCCAAATATCATCGTTCTGGTAGATGCGGTTTTCGATTTGAATATCGCGAGGCTTGACGCCATACTCCAAGCAGAAAAGTGCATCATAGATGAAGAGCTGTTCCATGTGTGCCGGTACCAGGCCAGTCTTCAAATCATGGATGCGCAGGAAGTTATTTGCAAAATGAATCGCATCGGCTGTGCCATAGCAGTTCTCTGAATAATAAAGAACCACTTCCGGGGTCATGCAAAAGCCGATTGCATCGTTGACATAGGAGTTGAGCGTCTTCTTACTCCGAGGAAGCTTCTGTCCTAACGCAATGCTTTCCGCAGCATATGCATGAAGCCGTGTTCCTCTCTCCTTCGCCTGATAGTTTACAAAGGACTCTGCAATCCGGGCCGCATCATAATTGATCCAATGATACTTACTCGCCCCCAGAAAAGCGTGCTGGCCTTGCAGTCGTGAATGATCGTTCCAGTTCATCCAGTATCTCCTCCTTGTTCTCAGGATAAATAAAAGAGGCATAGCTCATCTCGTTCATCTTGGCTACGTAGTAGTCTTGATTTGGACGATGCGATGCCTTCCCTGTCTTCTTTCCTTCGAGTGCTGCCCATCTATCTCGATATAAAACCAAGAGATCCGGAATCCCTTGAATTTCATTCGGGTCAAGATGAACGACCATGCAGCCGGGAAAGCGTTTCTTCAGGTCTTTCACCAATCCTGTTTTGAATTTGTTCTCTAGCATACAAACCTCCAAAAATAAAAGAGGAACAGCATGTTTTTACGCACACTGTTCCTCCCATAAAAGAGCAAGAAATTTACGCGGGGATATTTGGTAATATTTGTCAATCTTTCAGAAGGGCAAAAATATAAGGACTGCCACAATCGTGACAATCCTCAAACTTTCGCCTTACAGATACCAAGTAAAGGGAGCCTCATCATACATCTCGGGAGGACCTGCTCGCTTCTCTGCATTCGGATACATATATTCGCCATAATCGTTTTTCAGACCAGTCTCGTCATCCCAATAAGGCATGGGCCAATCAATGTCGGAAATATCATAGACCTTACCGCAGATAGGACAACGCCACTTTTCCTGATTTCGTACCTTTCTCATCCTGATGCCATTGCATTCGCACCAGGGCTCTTTCACATGAAGTTCTGTATCGCCATTATAATAGCAGCGCACCAAATTATTTGCGCTGTCCAACGTAGTCCACTCGTGATAGCCAAACTCATTCTCATACTGGGCCATAAACGGAATTTCACGCTTTTTCATAACTTTGCACCTCGTAACTCAATTATATAGTTTTTGTTATTCTTTTACAAGGTGAAAGTGGTGGCCCTCTTGGCCAATTCGAGCAGAAAACTCGCTGTGGCCAAAAACCCATTTTTATTTCCAACTACTATATATAAAATTTTTAATTTTTTTATTAAATTAAGAAAAAAAGTGGGTTTTTGGCCAAACGGCACTTTTTCAACGTATCTACGTCAAAAGTTGTGGCCATTTTTGCAAAAATTTTTGGCCACAAAGTGGGTTTTTGGCCATAAAATCGCCATTTTTTCATGCATTGACAACTATTGACATAAATTTCACGAGAAAAAAATGGCTAAAAATTCACACCGTGACAATCTTTGACAACTATTGACATCAAAAAGAAAAGGCCCTGAAATTGCTCCAGAGCCTCCCTTTTTCAGTGGATGATGCCTAAATTTTCAAACATTGCCATGATGGAAACGTATGTCATGAGTGCTGCAAAGATGAACAGCATAATGAACAGGTAACGCCTTCTCTCAGCTTCCTCTTCCTGCCGTTTCTTCTCTTTCAATGCCATGCGCATTATGATAATTTCCTTCAAATCCTTAGAAAATCCCATCCAGAGCACACCCTTTCTGTTCCAAGAATATCAGTCTTTGATCATGATGTCAAGGTTGATAATGGCCACTATCCGTCTGCAACGTTCTTCTTTGTACCGGAAGATTACAGCAGGAATCATCGTGTCATACTGGATTTCGCTCACGGGTTTTTGAACAGTCGGATTGGTGCCACGAATGCGCACCCAAACCTTACCATCGTCGATACTCTTTTGGTCAATGCCACAAATATCATGCATCACTTATTGCACCTCCTCCCGCATCAAATATCGCGCAGAGATATACAAGAACTGCTTCAACGGCATCGCCTGCCGAGGAATATCGCCCAGTACTTCGTAATAAAGCGGCCCATGCGTCTGCTTCCGAATCACTGCATAGTCTACTGCCCGACGAAGGAGCCTGTCCATCGCAATGGTGCTTGTATGATACTTTACACATAGCTTTCGGTTAATGTCTACAATGGTTGGCGATTCGTTGTTCTGCAGAGCGCTTTTGAGAATATCAATAGCGTCAATGAGAGCATCGAAACCGCTCATCCAAACAGGTACACCCATGCTATCTACAAATTCATATGTAGTCATTTAGCTTTCATCATCTTCTTTCGGTATTTTTCGCCAAGAGCCACTATGTGAATATAAGTCATTGGCGTAAAATGCATACCCATCTCCTTATTGATTTCACAAATGGCGCTCCTGATTGAGCTTTCGACCTTCTGCGGCGGAATTTCATGCTTCTGAGCAATCATAACGTAAATATCCGTCAGGCTTGCAGGCGTGAGTAAGCCAGATACCATCTGAACACCGATTTCCACAGCCTCGTCAAGGTAGGTCACGACCTTACCTCCACGTCTGGCAGAATATCCGTGTGGAAATAGAGTTTATAGTGGTATGGATCGGTATGAGTGCCAGTGATATCCTCAACAACATACATGGTGTACTCATTCAGGTAAATATAATTCTTTTTATACTCGTTCGGACCGGTCTTCACCGTACACACAAGTTCGTTGTTTTCATTGTTCGAGATGGACATAGCGCCTTCCATTTCAAGGATGACGTTGTCCGTACGTGCGTTATAGACCGTGATCCGGCGCTCAGCTTCAAAGTAGTTGGCCTGCTTGGAAATGTTCCGATTCACCTTATCCGCTTCGGAGCAGCTGCACAGAACCACGCAGCCGACGAGCATCATCAAACATGTAACAACACAAATAATACGATTTTTCATAGTCTCACTCCACTTCCTTACTGATTTTCACGAGTTTAATGGCAAGCCGCAAAAGAAGCATCTGGATTTCCTGGGCGTTCTTGAGCAGTGCCGAAATATCCTGCGTTGACGAATGACTTTTTACTGTCAAGGACACCCAGGTATTCGGGTCAAACGTTTCTGCATAGCTTACCAACATATCCACAAAGTCCTCGCCATTAAGATTGATCATAAATGTTCCTGTTGAGGTAGTATGGTAAATATTTACACCGGCTTTAGTTCGGAATATTCCAAAACCGAACTCATCAAGTGCGGTAATATATCTTTCATCAATTTCTTTCATGCTTACTTCACCGTGCTCCCTTTTCCCGTCTGTTCATCCTTCGGCCAGTACGTGTAAATATCATCGAACACTACCGGGATCTTGCTCTGCAGCTCTTTCAGCAGCGGGCACATGAGCTCCCGCATCTGAGGATGGGCCGCCACAGGAGTACGCAGTTTGAAGATATTGCGCCACTCACGGTAGTTGGCCGTCACCACGATCTCGGTCTTCAAGCACAGCGGCAGCACACAACGAGCCTGTTCGGGACGCATACCGAGTGCGATCATATCCTTATAAAGGATTTCCGCAGATTCGCAGGAATCAAGCCAAGTGCTGCCAGGCGTATATTCTGCGCTTTCACATTTCTTGTCAGTGTCGGTCACATCAATATAATACGGCCGGATAAAGCTCAGCTCTCCGCCAAACTTCTCCTTCGAGTAATTGCAATACCGGGTGCTCTCCTGTGCAAAGCTCGCAATGCGATGCCGCACCAGCTCATTGGCCACGCCACGGTCACAGGTAAACAGCACGGACAGCTGAGAATGCTCCAGCATAGCCTCATGCCCCTGCTTCACCAGAAAGCGCACCAGCTTCTTTGCCGACTCACCGTCCGGCGTGATCTTGTCCTCGCTCTTATAGCAGACCCGCGCCACCCGCTCGATCTGCTGCAGCTCTTTGATGCCTCCCTCAGAAATATCAGTGAGGATTTCGTACTTAGGTTCAACAATTTTCATAAAATGTTTACCTCCATAATATTGTTTGTATCGTTCAAATTCAGGCCATCTCCCCTGACTTAACTTCACGGACTACCCGGTCAAACTCTTTGATCTTTTCGATAATCGAATCGATGTCCTCAAAAGTAGGATTGGCGATTAAAACATCATCGTTCTGGCAGATGCGGTTTTCGATTTGAATATCGCACGGCTTGATACCATATTTCAAACAGAAAAGTGCATCATAAATGAGAAGTTGCTTCATGTCTAACGGTTCATGCTTGGTTTTCAGAGCATAGATGCGCAGAAAGTTGTTTGTGAAGTCGATTATTGCATCAGCCACACCGTAGCAGTTCTCGGAATAATAAAGACCCACCTCAGGTATCATGTGAAAATCAATCGCGTCATTGATATAAGCGTTGAGTGTCTTCTTGCTCTGAGGGAACTTTCGTCCAACTCTAATACTTCTCGCCGCATATGCGTGCGGATTCTTGATGCTGCTCTCAGGTTCAACGATTTTCATAATTAAATCTCCTTTTCATCAGTGAATCCACTATTTCGAGCTGACTGAGGCTCTTTCCGTTGCCCTTTGTGGAACTATGTATCCGAGATGAGCCATTTGTTTATGGTCACAGGATTTCACTTTGGGACACTTCTGGCATTTTGGAGCAAGAATGGTGATCGCTCCAAAGTCTTCGTTCATAAACTATCCTCTCGCTTCAACTTACACTCCCAGTCGCCGCAGATATCTCCGCAAGCGAACTTCTTCGCGGTCTTCATGCCTTTACGGATGGCCTCCTGCTTGTCGGTTACCCACCGCCATTGTCCGTGCAGGAAAAAATAAAGGTGTGTTTTATCATGCTTTTGCCTCTCAAAATTCAGCGGATCATACACATAACCCATAGGCCAGTCCAGACGTTCTAGCCAGCACGGATAATAGCGAAACGGAAGTTCCAATCCGAACCAGTTTGCATTCAGAATCATGGTTTCCTCTCTTACCAAAAGCACGAGATGGAACCTGAAATATTTTCTTGATGCAGATTCCACTCGGTAAAGTTCAAGTCCTGGAAAACACATAAATAATTCCCCCTAGTTCTCCAATACTGTAATGATAAAATCAATAATGCTGTTCAGCGCGCCAACGACCTTAAACAAAATATCTTTCACGAGGTTCTGTCGTTTTGGGGTTATTGCAGGCGCTTCATGCCTCCAAATATCTACGCTCGGACTTTTAACGACGTACTCTATCGGCGCATTATTTGCATACAATATTTCCACTTCTGTGCATTTGTCAATCAAGGCCATGTATTCTCGCATCTCATTTGCGCTCATGCCGCCGTAGCGAATGCTTTGAAGTGCTTGATTATATAAATACTCCTCCAATGCTTTTCACCTCACAGCAAAATCCGAAATAGCGTGAACCAAATTACCTTCAGCGTAACTGTAATGATAACCATGGTCAAAGCCAGCACATGTCCGAAGAACACTCCGAGCTTTGTCCAAATATCATTCATCCTTATCAACCCTTTCGAGACCTGTGAAATATCCGATGCCAATATGACCACCATCGCAATGATGAATTGGGCGGAACGCCATCAGACCGGCCAGATTGTTCTTCGCATCTTCGAGATTACAGTAGGGACTCCCATCGTTAAATTCCCTCTCGCAAAATCGGCACTTGTAAGTCGGATAATAAAACGTCTTCACCCAACACACCTCCTCGCAGCGTCCACCCGGCACTCTGCAGCGTTCAACTCGAAAATAGCAGCATCCACAAATTCCGGGTCGCAGTTCTCGAAGTGGTTCCGAGCCACTTCCAAATCCCGCAAAGCCTCCCGCAGGGTATTAACCGTCGTCGGGATCGGCTCCATGCGGAATATCTTTTTGACATACTCAGCGATTTTTCGCAGCATTTCTACATCTCCACATCTTTGTGACCTGACGAGCCGTGAGCCAGCCCTTAACATCATCATGGCCAAGTAACTGTGTACCCATCACCTCGATAAGTCCTCGCTCAAAGCCATAGGAACCCCAACCCCAAACGCCATCCCAGATACGATTTCCAGCATCATCATATGCAACGATTTGCTCACCACCATCGTGTCGTCCGCCCGGAAGATACTCCTGACAGTCTGGTCTGTCCATCTCTGGCCAACGACGTCCATAAGTATGCGGAACCTTAGCGCGCTTCAGCAGAATATCCAGTTTCTGCATCTCGGTCATATGATTCCAAACCCGGAGTTTCCAGGTTTTCTTAGCCATATTTCTCATTTCTTTTCGTCAGCCTCCATGGTCTTTGCGATTTTATGCTGAATATAAAGCACACAGCCAGCCTGACTATCACACCCAAATGAAGCCAATAGTCCAGCAATAGCATTCAAAGAGTTCAAATCCTCTTCAGCAAATATCATTTAGCGTTCACCGTTCCTCCTGATACTCTACAATTTTGGTCACTTCGCTCTGAACCCGGCGTAAGAAATCACACACATCCAAGCAACCGCATTCTGCCAATGCCTCAGCAATATCGCCCAAACTATCCATGTCGGTTCTTGTGAGATCAACTTGAGGAATAACTTCAATGTTCTCCTCTGTGATGAATGGGGTATAGTCTCCACAATGGCAACATTTAATGTTCATACGTTGCATACAAGCGTCTCCTTCAATGATGAAAACAAAGAGCCGCAGATTTCTCCACGGCTCCGTGCCTTGTGATTAGTTTTCAAGTTTCTTACTGAAGGAATCATATCCAACAAGTGTTACTTCATGGTTATGATCGTCAATGTTCTGACGCATATAATCCACATAGCCGTCAACTGTATCGCTGTGAACTCCATCCGTATCCATCATCTTCTTAGCCATTGCCAAGCCGATGCCACGGTTATAGCTCGCAGCTTCCTCCCAGATTGCACGACCAATCGGATTACTCATCACAAACACCTTAATCAATGCACACATAGTTTTCTTCTTCACAGTTCATACCTCCAAAAATATAATTTGAGAATAATCATCTCATAATAGAGGCCGTTATTTTCGCGCCTCACTTAGCCTTCTCCCTTTTATCCTTGAAGTTCACAGGCTTCACAGTTCCCTCCCGCGCACACTCCGTCAGGCACTCGTTGCAGGGCTCATCCGTTTCCAGCACCTTGAAGTTCACACACTTCGGGCAGTAGGTCGCATAGTCTACTTCGCGCATCCAGTCATTCATACAATAATCCCTCCCATTTCGTCCCAGACAGGATGCAAGACCATAATTTCCTGGTCACAATCGGGGCATCTCAAAAATGCTGCGCCAGTTGCATCAAACCTTACCTTTTCAGGATGGCAAAGCTTCAACCCACGAGAAGTCTCCTTAGCCAGTGTTTTTCCGCAATAGCAGTGCACATTTTCATCTTCTTTTTTCTGCCCTTCTTCGGCATTTGGACTTACAGGAGGAGTCCACCGCTTTATGCCGCCACAATGAGGACAGGTAAAGGACACTTCGTTTTCACCCGTCCAGTGTCCTGTCACTTCTGCAAATGTGTGATTGCAGTATTTGCACTTCCAAGGGTGACTCACCCATTCTGGCTTTTCCTGCTTTTTTACACGAAACCTATCATCCAACTCCGGATGGGTCACGCGCTGGTTCAGCGCCCAAAGCAGGTTCCAGCAGGCAGCTCGCAGGTGGTCCTCATCGTCCATACCGACCATGTACTTTGCCAGATGTCGAGAAGCACTGTCCAGCAGCGAATGCAGCGGGATACCCTTGTCCACATTGTGCTCACCATACTTCAGTGCACCTTCCTCACAGTGCTTGCTGACCTCCATGATGCCATACCAGGGCAGAAGGTCCATCCGTCCCTTCCCTGCATGCATATCACGCTTGGCACCGGTTTCAAATTCGGTGCGGTCGCCAGAATCCTTAATCATTTCCTTTTCCTCCATGTGTAATAAACGGCATAAAGCTGGTTGTGTTCTTTTAGTCTATTGACAATTTGTTTGTTGATTTCGATATGCGCTCTTGGAGCAAATAACTGTTCTGGAGCATTGATGTAACAGTAGCGCTCGCTAAAAGGAATATGTTTTTTGCTTCGATCAACCAAGAAACGACCTGTAAAAACACCATCATCTCTGATGCAGAGATATTTCCAAATAGCAGATAGTGGACTGCTATCGTAAGGAACAAACGTTGAATTTTGCTCTCCAAAGTGCGTTACACGATGACAATTAGCCTCAATAACTTTGACAAGCTTCTTTCTGTTTTTCTTTGAAATATTTCCCATCAGCAGAACCTCCTGATTCTCCCCTGCATAACCTTGTTGGGAATATCCAGCCACCGGATTTTGCATTTGTCCTTGTAGTCAGGGCGCAGCTTCTGCAGAATCATCTTTAATGGCTGTCTCTTAATTTCTTCAATCAAGTCCATGAGACAAGCCGTTACTTTCTCGAAGCATTCTGCAATCGCATTTAAGACATCTGCTATTTTCTCACAGGTCGTCGCAGTAAGCCTTAAAGAATCATAAATATCATGCTCCATAGAATTTCCTTTCGTTGAACTGTTTCTTTTGCATCAATGCTCTGGAAATGGCCACATCGATACCGCTACGGCTCTTTAGGTGGTAGAACCAGAGATCCTTGAAAGGTGTATTCAACCGGTCAATGCGCCCAGATGCTTGCTCCATGACCTTATAGGAGTAGTTCTGGGAATAAAATATAATGGTATCCGTCTTAATGCAGTTCCAGCCCTCAGCACCGGCGTTGTACTGCACCAGATAGACCCATTTGTCCGTATCTGGTATCGGTTGATGCTTGTGCCCATTCCACTGAGCCACCTCCATACCGTTGCCATAGGGCAGATGCAGAAGAATATCCAACTCATAGTCGAAGTTATAGAAGATGATAACTCTCGGGTGTGTCATGCAAATATCAAGCACTTCCTGTTGACGAGATTCATCTGCATTGACCACCCTCCGCAGGCTGGAACAGAACTCACTTGCTGTTTCAATAGGCCGCCCTTCCCATGGATTCCACCGGCTCATGCAAATATCTTTGTACTTGCGCTGGTCGAACTCGACGTAGATGTTCTCATGATGCGGTATCGTCTTCCGCTCAAAGTCCATATCAACCAGAATCCGTTCCCGCAGACGTATCAGCCTGCCAGTGTTCAAATATCTGTCAATTTTGGGGTACTTTGAGAAGCGACTATAGACCACGTGCTCATTATTGAACTGTGTCCGGTTCCGGTAGAATCCATTTGCAATGAACACCGGAATATAATCTGTCCAGCAATCGCCAGGCGTGGCACTCAGAAGAATCCAGTCGTTTTCCCTCGTAATGCGTAAGAAATCCTTCCCCCACGAGCCATTGCCCACAACACGCTGTTCATCGAATATGAAGAACGCGCGTTTGATGCCAATGTACTTGCCGATGTTGTTCCAAGAATCAATTACGACTTTGTGGTTGTAAAGGTCAAGGCTCTCATCAGTAGACATGAAAAAGGGAGCGAGTTCTTCGTCCCACTCCCCTGTGTCACGTTTCCGTGCTGTTGTTACAATATAAAGGTCTTCGGGCTCAACCATCGGAACGTACTCTTCTGTGTTGAGCTTTCCATCGAACATCTGGTAATAAAATGCCAGTCCCGTTCTGCTTTTTCCGCTTCCCACCCCACCACACAGAATACAGCCCAGCCTCATTTTCTGGACTGCTTCGAGCTGGTAGTCGTAAAGCTGAACTCCCGCCATCAGAGCAATCACCTCATTTCTTCGTGAACATGAATGGCTTCAGGATAGCAATGATTCTCGTAAGCCAACAGTGCAATTGTGGCCTCCTCTTCATCTGCACCCTCGCCAAATATTGTGTACGCGAATATCTCTTTACCATTGTAAGTAAAGACTTTCCAACGTCGTTTTTCTTTCATCCTGATACTCCTTTGTTTTATGTGTATTTTCGGACACTTGCAGGCCATACAGGATTCGAACCTGTCATGCTCGCCCTAGCGAATGACCCATATAAAAGAGCCGCAGATTTCTCCACGGCTCCCGAAATTATTGCGATTACTGCTTCGGCTTCATACACACAACATATCGTTTACCGTCCTCGTCCTCAAGCAGACCATAGCAACGGCGAAACATCCTGGTGTATTTCTCGATCATCTCATCCGAAAGAGAGCCAAAGTCATCTTCGGTCAAGCCTACAATCAGAAATGTACCAACTACATAGTCGTACATCTGAGCGTCAGCATTATAAAGCGGCCGGTTGAACTCCAAGCCCATGAGTTTGCCCTCATCATTACAAATAAGAGCAACTTTGTCGTCCCACGGGTAGGTTGCTTGAATCAAGCCGCCAACCTCTTTCTGCAGTGATTCCAACGAGCCATCAATGTCGATGACCTCCGGTCGGCACATCGGTTTGATACGCAATACTTTCATAGTTCTTCTCCTTTATTAAAAATATAAGTCTGAGCTGCTGCCTCTGAGAACGCCATTTGCGACGTGGGCACTCACCGGCTGGTCCATTCAACGGAAGACTAACTCCTGCACTCAGAAATATCATTTAATAAATTTCGAGGTTTGCGAGGCGTGCATCACGACGCTTCTGCTCGATGATATCAGGAGCAACGTAGCTGATATTCACCAGATAGGACGGGATGTTGTAGTTCTTTGCGGCGAGATTCTCGATGATGCAGCCACGATAGCCCTTGTCCTCATCGTAAATGCCGATGAAGCGATCGGCCTCGGACAGTTTCTTGATGCTCTCGCCGAGATACCAAAGAGCCATATTGGTGTTCTCAGGAGGATCATCCTCGAAATAAGTCGGGATAACTTCCAGCTCTTCACCAAAGACAGCCTCTGCAATCTTGTGCATCTGCTCCATGGATGCTTTAATGGCGCATTCCGTGCGATTACGCATAGGAACACTGATAAACAGTTTCTTCATGTGCTCCTCCTTAGAACGGCAAATCGTTCGGATCGTTAGGCTCAGCCATCTCGCGCTGCTCATACTTAGCAGCATACGGGTCGGCATCTGCATCCTGCTCCACGTAGAGAATATCCGCGTACAGCGTGTACTGGCCGGGGTTGTTCCGGTTCTCATACAGGTTAGCCTGCAGGTTCACGTTCTTCACACGGATATAATCCAGCTGACCGATGTTCTCAGCATTGCAGGCAACCTTGCGGCCGGTGGTGGTAATCCAGAAAACCTGCGGAGGCCACTTAGAGTCCATGTTGACCATCACCGGAACGTAGAAGGTCGGTACGAACGGCTCATCGTAGGTGTAGTTGGGGTTCGGCTTGGTCTGCTTGACGTTCAGCCCCATTTCAATGAGCTGCTGAGCCTGCTCCTCCGTAGGGATGACCACGTTCACACGCCGCCGGGACGAGCCGTAACGGTCGCGGTTCGGGTCGCCGGAGAAATTGGTGCCGAAAATAAACCGGGTATTGTCAATATTTACCTTTGCTTTCATAATAGAAACTCCTTTACTCTTTTTCTTTAGTGCATCGCCGCACTCATTTTTGCCAGCAGCCCCGTGATACTATCCTTGGTCTGCGCAGCCATCTGATCCAACTCTTTCAACGCCTTGGCATAAGCGCCAGCATCCTCGTTAGTTTCATCTGGCTTACACCACTTCTTAAAGACCTTGTGGAATCGGCTATCATTGCCTGCCATTTTCTTCACAATAGCCATAGCGAGGCCCTTTTCCTTATCGAAAATATCATCAGGCCCACACTTCACCACAGTCTTGGTGCCATCTGACCACAGAACAACCGTTGCCGGGGCGTTGAAGATGACCTTACGGATGCATACACTGCACATGCCGAACTTCACAATATCATTCTTCTTGGCACGCTCCGTGGACTGGCGAGAGTAGTCAATCGCCATCCCTTTGTGTATAGCCCTTGCGATTTCATGATTGGCCATAAGCATCACTGGGGGCAACTCAGGGCACGCGTTCCAATTCCAAGCATCCTTTTCCATTTATCTCACCTCATAATTTCTTGCAGCTTCGTCCTGAATATCACCCCAGGGTAAATCAGGCTTCTGCCAAGGTGGCATTCCACCATCATCCGATACGAACCATTCCAGATCTCCGTATTGAGCAATAGTGTCCGCCGCCTCATCAACCATCTTGTCAAAATAAGAGCGGTCAATGCTATCCTCCAGATGGAGGTTATAGACCATCTCACTTTCCAGCCAGCGGTAGTCTTTGGCTCCAGTGACCGAATTATATTTCGTCTCACCGTCGTCTCGGACACCCGCTTCACGCATCAGCAGCGCTCCGCCGCATCCGGGTTTGATGGGGCAGAATTGACCAACACGCCCCACGAAAATATAATTGTGCTCGTCTTCGGGCAGAGCCTCGTTTTTATCGAGGTAGATTGCGCCCTTAGAAACCGACTTGGTTTCACAAAGGTCGTCGAACACAATATCTTCGTGGGAGAAAAGCGTTTTAAACACATACGGCACCTGAAACTGAGCACCAGTCGCAGTCCAATGACCGCCCTTCTTCTCGTTCTTTTCAGGAATATAGCCGTACTGTGCCTTTGCTGTATCTGCATCGAGATACTTTGCAATATAAACGGCGTTGTTCACAAGGCACATTTTTTCGTATGTGGCCTCATGCTCAAACGTGTATCCGTACTTTTTCGCAAAATCCATGCAGAAGTCGATGATTTCAGGCGTTGCATCCGGAATCTTGATAGAGTCCGTCTTGATGTGCGCCACCGTGAAACCACGCTGCTGCACCTCGTCCTGCAGAGTGCGCATAAATAAAGCCCCTCGAAGCGCCACAATGTTATTGGCGTTCTTGGGGTTGCGGAATGGATTATCAAAGGTTGCACTGGTTAGACCGTAAACCGAGTTGATAGCGATTTTCAGAGCTTGCGCCAATGCTTTCGCCTGTGCGGGGTCATCCAAATATTTGGACAACTTACCGCCAAAGAGCTTCTTGGCCTTGTCGTACTCACTATGTTTTACATAGATACGTACATCCATCAGGTCATTGAAGTTCTTGGTGTAGTCGCCAAAGTAGTTTAGAGCGACGGCCGAGTGTGGGTGCAGAGAGGCAACGTCCAGCAGGGCGATGTTGTAGTACATACCGGGTTCGGCATAGACATAACCGCCAAGGCCCAAATCAGTACCACGAAACATATTGTGCATCCGACCATCTTCGCCTCTGACCCACTCATAACCCGGGAAGGCGTTGACGATATTCTTGTCGGTCAGAATATCAGGCTCGACTTCTACCACCGAATCGGACTTACCTGTAGCCAAATCCGTATAGACCAGCTGAGGATGCTTTTCCTTGCCGAAAATAATGCGCGTGGTCAGGCTGTTGGTAGTGTCGTTGACGGTCATCCCAGCAACATCTGCTAGAATCTCACGCGCAATAAAGTCTGCCTGCCGTGCGTTGAACACTGCTTCGGTGGCGATAACGTCATTGTCGCAATACTCCGCGACCTGTTCCCATTTCTCTTCGGGCACCGGCTGGTTCCAAGGTAAGCCAAGCTCCTGATGATGGATACCCAACTCAATCTCGAACTTTTTCAGGCTCTGTTTCTTCGACGAAAAGTCGAAAATATCCGTATAGGACAGGTTATAGGCCTCACCAAAGAAGCCCATACGGTCATTGATAATACGGTTCGACAGTGCGTATAGCTGCTCCGTATTCCAGCCGAGCATGCAAGCCCAAAGCATGTGGTTATCGTATTTTCGGTTATTAAAGCCAATCAGACGATATTGTGTCAACTTCTCAATATCCGTAGGACTAGGATTGATCAACCGATTTACCGGCTTATCCTCTCCAGCGAACTTCCAGTTGACCAAGAAGAGATTTGGGAACACTTCACAGTCAAAAAATACGATGGGTGCTTTCTCACCGTCATCAACCTGCGATTCAACATCCTCTCTTGACTTGAAGTGCATCTTCGCCGTGATTTTCAGACAGGCATCGGCCTGGTTCGTGCTGTTTACAGCAAAGGCCAGAATTGCATTGCGCATGTCGTCCACATTATAGGGAATCCCACTCTCATAGGCTTCATCCATAATATGAGCGATAAAGTCAATGCTGGGTTTAGTATAGGGGCTGATTTCTTTTGCGAGGGCTTTCTTAATGAGTACCCGCAGGTGCTTCTCATTTTGAATCTGCTTCACATCGACCATTGCTTTTTCTCCCTTCAACGGCAAGCCGCTGCTGATTTTGGCAACCGGAATATCATTGCACTGGGTCAGCATTCTTCTCAGCGAAGAATTTCCGGTGAACACCTTAACCTCAATATGCTCATCGTATACACGGCTCAGTTTGCTTGCGTCCCCTGTGTAAATATAGTGCAAGTGGATTCCTGCACCAGATTTACTCAGTTCTGCGTAGGTAGCAGGCCACTTGGACGCTGCCTCCAGATTTCGCTCAAAGCATTTCTTACCATCGTCGCCCGGAATATCAAAGTCAATGACGATGTGGGTTTCAGGGACTTTGACATAGTGGAGCTTAGAAGTAAGAATATCTTTGAGCATCGTTTTGACATTCTCCCACTTTTGCGTAGGAGTGCCATTTTCGTTCGCATACTGCGCAGGACAGTCCTTGCAAATATCATCAAAGAGAGAATGCTGTGGTTTCAGATCAATCCATGACTTGGATGGTTCCTCCTTTGAAGCTGCTTCTGCAGGTGTGGGGTCGGCAAATTCTTTGAACTTGTCTGCCTTGAATCCGCTGTAGTAGCTTCGCACTCGTTCGCCATTCACATCTTCTGCGCGTTCCTTGTAGTCCGCAAAGTAGTTCATCAGCTCTTCACGGAATGCACGCATCGAATAAGGGTAGACAACCTTTGCCCGCTGGTTGTACTCGTCATACATAGCCCATGCTCGCTTCAGGGAAATGCCATCTTCTTTCTTGAAAATATAATACCGGTCGAGCATGAAGTTATAGAAGTCGTTGGAAGCGCCAAGCATCCTCGTTGGAATATAATCATCGTAGAGATGCTTGTTTGCCTCATAGACCTCCTTGCAGTGCCATGCAATACCGCCAAGTTCAAAATCGGTCTTGGCGTAGAGTTCAGAATATCTTTTCTGAGGGACTTTTTCACCCGTGGGCACCACATCGATCAATCGGCGAATCAAACCGGACTTCGCATCGGTGATTTTGACAGGCTTGTTTGTGGCGAGAATCAGGAAGCTCTTGAATTGATTGGCATAAGCGCTACGGAACTTCTCATTAACCATCATGGTCTCATGAGACACCAACGAGTTCAGACGAGTATTGTCCTCGATTTTGGATAGGTTACCTTCATGCTGAATTGCGATCAGAGGGTTCGCTTTGAAAGCTTCCAGTGAGAATGCATTAGATGCTGAACCCAGTGCCTGAGAATCGAATGCCGCATAATATCCAGTAAAGAGCTTCTGGATGATGTTCAGCACTGTGGATTTACCACTACCGGGCGGACCATAGAGAACCATGAACTTCTGAATCGTCTTGGAATCGCCATTGACAATAGAACCGATACACCACTCGATTTTCTCTCGCTCCTCTGGAGAATAGAGTGTCTGCATCAGCTCATCATAGGCGTCAATGTTCCCTGGTTCCAGCACATAAGGGAGTCTCTTGGATGCATAGCTTTCCTTTTTGACCGGAGTGTTCGCAAATATCAGCTGCTCATCCAGCGTATGGTAGTTGTCCCGCATCTGACGTTGGCAATATTTGTGCCAGTTGTCAATCATACCCGATTCAGCATCCCACATGTGGAGCACCCGGTAATTATCCAGATGCTCCTTGTGTTCGTTCGTGTAAATATCCAACTCATGGTCAATCAGTTGAAGTGCATCCTGTTCGTCAATGCTCCACAATCCTCGCTCTTCCAGCCAGATAGCGTAGAAATCAGAACCCCGAATCATCAAGTCCTTGGACTTTTTGATGATGAATTTGGGATAGATTTCGATTACACCGCGTTTTCCCGTGCGCGTTGCAATCATCAGGAAATCAATCATTGGTAACTGACTTCCTCCTTTCTACGAGGTCTGTATCAGACATCTTTTTTCGTGACACTCGCCTTGCCATCGCAGCAAATGTCCTTTTCAAACTGCATCTCTGCGAGTTCTGCTTCGGCAGCATCGGCGCGTTCCTTTTCAGCCTTGCGCTTTTTCTCGCTTTCATCCAGCATCTTGCAGGCAGTCCAGAACAGACCAATGGTGCCTACCAGCAGCAGGTTCTTGCCAAAAAGCTTGCCCCTCTGGCGGCGAATCGCCTTCTGGGCGGCATCCAGTGCCAGCTGAGTCTGTGCGAGTTCGTAATAAATGTTATTCATAGTCACTTTTCCTCCAATAATTAAGGTCTGCCAAAATCAGCCGACCAATGTGCTCGGTATTCCTACATGCTGTAATTCGCATCAAAACGACGGAATCATGGAGAACTTGCTCTATTACACCTTCCATCGGGATGCATATTTTCGATACGTACACCATCACATGTTGCTTTCGTTGAGATACGCCATCAGCTGATACCAAATATCTAACTGTCTCATATCCACGTTCGGGCTTATTAAAGTAAAGAGCCCACCAGCTCCATTCGGCTGATAGGCTCTCTGATTGAAACGATCGATGATAAATTGAGCGCGACCCTCGTTGAACCGAGCATCGTCCATAGCTGCCAGCCCAAGACTGACAACCATGCTCCAGAACCATTGTCCCACTCGGTTTCCTGCTTCAGAATCTGCCATGATATGTTCTTCGATGCGGATGGAAAGCCCCACCATCATCTCCAACATACTACATGGCATCCCGCTCGTTGCACTGTTCAACGCTGCATATGGGATACTTTTTTCCTGAGCGAATCGGTAGCGCAGGTCTCGCCCATCCTCAGCACGGCTCGCATCCATCTCACAGGATGGAATAAAGTCTTGCTGAAACAAAAACGCAAGCAGCTTGTGGAAAGAAAGGTTTCTGGGTTCCCATCTTCCGCAAACCGTTTCACGCAGCCAGTCAAAATACTGACTGGTCATATCATTAAATATCATTCATACTCCTCTCCGGAGTTAGGATACAAGTCCGCATACTTATTGCGCACCTTCAGAACTTCGTAGTCCTTCCGGTAATTGTGATTGCGGACATGGACAAGATCAGGTTCTTCTGCTCCAAAATTATCCAGAGCCTTAGGGCCAATCACCTTTTCAATGTCCTCTACCCTGCTCCCATCACTATCATAAGCCAGGATACCGTCTGCATAGTAGGTCAGGAAGCTGTTTTCGTAATTGTCCTCGTTACCGAACTCGTCGCTCGGAATGATCTCAATAGCCTCCATCGGCTCATGGGTCGGCTTCTCAGAATCTTCCTCCTGACGATACGGGCCACCCATGAGATCATATGCCTTTTCGTTTGCCCGCTGCTCGATAGTCGTATCCAGCTCCTGTTCACGCTGCTTAAAATGGTTCCGAGCGTCCTCGACCAGTACATCTGCCTGCTTCTTGTAAAGATCACGCATCAGGAAGTGCATCGTGGCCACGCCAGCAGCAAATCCGCCTACAAATATCAGGGCATCACACATCAGTTTTTTCATCTGCTTCTTCTCCTTTAATCGTCATCATGGTGAAGGCCAGTCCTCCAAAGAAGAGTGAAACGCTCATGAGGACCCCTCCAACCAGATGCCGCTTTCGTTTCGTGTCGGTCAAATAATCGAGAAATAGAAACACCGATTCTAAACCGTCCATAAATATCCTTTCACTCAGAAAGGACTGCCAGACCGGATACGAAACACACTCCGGCCATGGCTGCAAATACATAGGAAAGAGTCTTTACGTATCTGGTCATAGCTTGTCCTCCAAAATATCAGTTAGATTTTGTCGATGATGATGCCGTCACAGTTGAAGTGCAGAATGACAGAACGCTCCTCGCCACGGAGGAAGCTCTTCAGTGCCTCATCGCTCGATTCAAAGCTCGTGAGGCCGAAATCCACATGGTTGTGCAGCGAAGTGTCGTTCGGATTGTATACCCAGCCAACGACCTGGCCAGTAGGAGTGCGCAGAGATTGACCGCCGTGCGTGCCAATCATGGTGAGCACCTCATTCAGGAACAGATGCCCCTGAGAACGCAGTTTCTTGTTCGCTGCAGACTCCATGAGGAGCAGATAGTTCCGATTCAGGTCGGCATCCCGCTCCCACGTGTCCACAGTTTCATCGAAAATCAGAGTGCACGGATCATCTGCCTGCTCAGCGATATCCTTGTACTCTTTGATGACTTCCTCTACACCGTTCTCATCGACCTTCTTGGTTTCAACCTCCACGGCCTTGACGTTCTGCTCCAGTTCATGCTGTACCCGCTCACCAAAGCGGTCGGTGACACGGTTCTTATAGCCGTTGAAAGACTGCTCCAGCGCGATGTAAGCGGCCGTCAGCGTTGCATTCCGCTTCGTCATGATATGATGACTGCCAAACATGCAACCGAGAGATGCTGCGCCCAGACCAATCGCTGGTGCATACACCTTTGCGAGCTTCATGCCGGTCTTAATGTAAGTCGTGGTGATGTCCTTCGTCAGGTCTTCCTTAGTGTAAGTCTCACCTTCCGACAGCTGAATTTTCCCGGAGTCCACCTTATCTTTAGTCTCGTGGATTTTCTCCATATTGGCCTTATGATCGGCCAGGATATACTGCGCCTTCAGGGTCGCCTTGCAGGCCAGAACGGTTGCAGTTACGCCACCGATTGCAGCGCCAACCACCATGATGGTCGGGCTTGCTTTCTTCAGCTTGAATGCAGTCTTAGACAACATCTGCGTTGCCTTAGTCATGATTTCTTCCTTTTTCATAAAATATCAGTCCTTTCAATTAGTTCAGAGGAACAGGTTTCGGAAATACGATAGTGTAGCCGCCCGGAACACCCTTGATAGATGCAGGCCCAAGGTCATACCAGCCATACTTGCAGTCCTGATAATCACGAGCATCACGGGTAATTCCCACAACATCGTAAAAATCAGCAATCGTGACCTGCCCGTATTCGTGGAGCGCATGGCCCATCTCGTTCAAAACATCATTCGCATCGGCATAGCTATCGAAGGTGATGTTCTGCCAGTCCAGCCGGTTCGGGCGATAGTTGTTCTGCGGAGGACGGCTCTGGTTTGCATTTGCGTAGTAGCTGCTATAGCTGTTACGCTGCTGAGAATATCCGTTCGTATTGGTGCGGGAACGGTCAACACCGAACAGTGCGATATTGACTGCAGAGCACACCATGTTCTTAATGCCGGGAAGAATGTAATCCGTCCACAGCTTTTCGCGAATCGTCTGCAGGTCTTCTGCGAGAAAGTTATGCGCCAGCTTCTGGATCTCGCTCTCCTGTTTGATGGTCACCTTACCGGTCGTGACCTTCTTCAGCTGTTTCTTAGGCGATTCGCCAGTGGAGTTGATGCTGCTGGAAGGCATTTCGATTTTAGCCATTGGCCATACCCTCCTCTGCATACTGGAGGATGGTTTCACCAATTTCCTTTGCGGTCTCAGGCAACCAGGTAGTGCCAAAGGTCTTGCCGGTCGTCTTGTCTGTAATGCTGATGATAACCTTTTTCACACCCTTGATAGTGGTTCCGGTGTCCACACGGAGCCGGTAATCCTTCAGAATATCCTGATAGTGCTTCTTAAACATCACCTTGATGTAAGCCTTATCCCCGGCAACGCCAACAGCCACACCCGCAGCAAAGATGCCACCGATTACTGCAGCCTTTTTCCAGTTGAACTTTTTGTTATTTTTCTTTTCCATGGTTATTCTCCTTTGTAAAAATAAAAGGAGCCGCAGATTTCTCCACGGCTCCGTCACGGTTATCCAACAGATTATTCTTCGTCGGTTTCCACCACTTCGGTCGCTTCTGCTTCGATGGGCTCGTCCTTCGCCTTCTTGCTGTCAATCCAGTTCTTTGCCTTGTAGCACAGCGGAACGAGTACGTGCTTGCAGAGCAGCTCAGCACCCTTGTAAGCTGCGGCACCAGCCAGCATGAATACTGCCGTCTTGCCAAAGCTACCAGATGCGCTCGACATCTCCGCATGGTTCTCGTCCACACTGGGCACCAGGTTATCGACCTCCGGCATTGCATCCGTCAGGTTCTCAGTCATAGCGTCCATGTTGTTCATCATTTCGTTTTCCATAGTGATTCTCCTTTAATTAAAATATAAATGTTGGAGTATACCTCCATAACAGTCGGTGAAAATTTCGCGAATCAGTACCCCAGCCACTTCGGCGGCGTGCTGTAGTCCAGAACCATGCAAGGCATTCCGTCCTCGTCCAGCTTGGAACTATAGAATGTTTCAATGGTCAGCGTGGAATCCGTATCCCAGCCCAAAAGGTCGCCGTTCTTGGTGTGCTCCAGTCCCAGATAATCGAACAGGTCATTCTGGGTCACACGAAAATCGCTCAGGAGCTGTTTGTTCAGGCCGTTCATCGCCCGATCCAGCGCGTTTACGGTCGTCTTGAAATATCTTCCAGAGAAGCTTTCATAGCACTCGACCAGCTGGTCATAAGATGCGTCGCGGGCTGCCGGTACAATAACCGGCGTTTCTTCCGGCTGCTTTGCCATCTTATCAAGGGTGATGGTCTGGCGAAGCTCTTTCTCCTTCTCCTCGCCGATGGTTTCCACGACCTTCTCCTGATACTGTTTCAGGGCGCTTTCGCTCAGAGAATATGCGGCCGCCAGAGCTGCATTGCGCCGGTCGTTCTCATTCATGGCACCAATCATGCAGCCCGCAGATGCTACCATGGAAATTGCCGTAGGAATATAAGCCGGAGCAGCCGTCTTCACGATGGTTTTTACATCCAGCTTCTCCGTGCCAAGTTCCTGCTTCTTCTCATCGAGCAGGATCATCGCCTTGGGAGTTGCCTTGACGGCGAAAACTACGCTCGTGACCATGCCCGCAATGCTGCCGCAGACCAGGATTTTGGGAAGGTTCTTTGCAATACCCTTTCCCACTTTCTTGCCAAATGTTTTCAGGTTCATTTTTCATACCTCCGTAAAATATAAAAGAAAGAGCCGCAGATTTCTCCACAGCCCTTTGCTTCTTAGTAGAGCGTATCCTCCGCACAATGGCGGTTTTTGTATGCTCCTCTCCTTCTTACCGGAGCAGGGTCATCCGTCAACCAGCTGTAGAGCCGAATCGGCTGCAGGAGCAAGTACCAGATCAGCGCATCAAGTGCACTAAGCATTGCTCGCCCCAGCACCTTTAAGGCACCCAGCATCTCAGAATCCACCTGCTTGAAGTATTCATGATCGAACATAATTTTTTACCTCCAATTCTTTTAGGATTTCTCCATAATAGCGTTGGAAATTTTCGCGATTAGAGGTTCTTTTCCGACAGTTGCTTGCGAACTTCCTCCCGAACCATGTCTCGCATGTCGTCCTCGGTCTTTTTATCCTCGATCAGGTCATGACCAAAGCCCATGATTGCGCTTGCTGCCAGCATTGCCATAGATGCAACTTTCCACCAGTTAATGTTCTTCATAAATGTCAAACTCCTTTATAATCCAAATGCCGTTTCATAACATCATAATCCAGAAATTCTTTAATGGGTTCCTGAAATGCTTCTACATAGTAGACTTCCAGTCCATCATCGGTCGTCTGCTTATAATAGTTGAAGTCAATCCAGTAATACTCCCACTCATTGGCGAGGTATTCTGCGCACCACCCCAGTGTATCCCCTTCTGGCGTGAAGTCCAACCCCGGCAGATAGGAAGTGAAATCGTTCATTGACAATTCGCCGTTTAATGCAAAATACCGATTGGCATTGTAAAAAGCGTCCGTCAATTCGATCTCGGTGGCATGGAAATATCTTTTTGAGATAGGCTCGTAGCAGAGCAGCTTCTCCTCTTCCATCTTTTCACGGACTTCCGGAAGCTTTTCTTCTTTGATTTGATCGTGAATCTCGGCTTCTTTTTCGATACCAAAATTCTCAATCACTTTCTGCCGATACTCCTGATATGCCTTTCCAAGTGCCATGTAGCCAGCGGTCAGGCTCGCAATCTGCTTCTTGTTCAGTGCATTGGAGCCGAGGATGCACGCGATGGTGCCCGCGCCAAGTGCCGCAGCAGGCAGATAAAACTTCCAACAGTCCTTCACTTTTTCCTTCGTGGTATACGCAGGCTCTGCAGAGTTCATCTCAATAAGCTTCTCTGCCTTGATACTCGCCTTACCCGTTTCGATGGCAGTCAACGCCACTCCCACGGAAGCGCCAATTGCCAAGATTGTCCCGCCATTCTTTTTCAAGAACCGGGACGCGGATTTCATGAGGTTCATAGGCTTCTCCCTTCAAATATAAAAGACAAAGAGCCGCAGATTTCTCCACGGCTCTGAGCCTGTCATCAACAATTTCTCATCTTTTCACCAAGGCTGGCGAAACAGTCTGTAAAGATTTCAAATACTTTCTGGTCACGCTTGCAATATTTGCTGTTGATTTTCGCATTGATCGCATCTGCGGCCGCATAATTCCCATCCAGAACCATGTCGTTCCAAATATGGGCTATAGCATACGGACCGGTAAAACGCATAATTTGATCAATAGCACATAATACTGCCGTGCATACCAGAATCACTTTTACCATCTTTTTCATAATTTCATACCTCCAAAATGTAATTTTGAGATTTCATATCTCCATAAGATGGCATGAATTTTTCGCGTCAGCAGATTCCTGCCTTTTTCAAAATATCTATGAGGTCGGCCTTCGGCATCTCGGCATCCAGTTCTAGGTGAATCTTCACCTTCTGCTCCTTATCAGACCATTCGGCCCGAATATCATCCAGATTGACCTTGATACCGTACTTCTGCTTGGCAATCGCCTTGTTGATAGCCGAAGAAATGATTCGGCGCATAAAACTTGACCGGATAAGCATTAAGTCCTCCATAGGGTTCTTCTCCTTTTTAAATCAAACTTCTATCAAACACTGTCTCCCAGCGTTCTTTTTTCAGCGGTTTCATGCGTAAAGCCCACATGATTTGTCTAACCGTGACGGTGGGATAGTAACCATTCGCATCTTTTTTCTTTGCATGATGGTCAAAATATTCCTTGAAACCAGCGTGCAGATAGATTTTGTCGTTCAGCCATGGGTCAATAGCGCTCCATGTGGTGGATTTCGTTTTCTCGTTAAAACGTTGTTGGATAACGCAAAGGCCTTTTTCATGGTCCAAATATAATGTACTGATGCGATAGACCGGATGATTGCACCGGTACGTTTGACCATAGTAGTTCGTCCAATTTTCAGGTGGTAGATTATGGTATCTCATAAAAGAAAGAGAAGCTGCAGATTTCTCCGCAGCCTCTCCTGTCCCTCCTTTATACAGACTTCTTTCCGTATTCCTTGTAGATCATCTTGCCGTCCCTATAGCGATCGTCAAACACCTGCACACCGCCTGCCGAACAGATAGCCCAGAACCGGTCATGGTGAATCATCAGAAATGCCCCCAGAGCGGTTGATGCAATGCCTGCTACGACCTTCGCCACCTCGGTCTTCCAAGCCTTCTCCGCTTTGTTTGCTTCGATTTTGAGTTCGTTGTTCTTCATCTGAAGCTCATCCTCTCGTGCATTCTTGTCGGCAAGGTTTGTTTTCTCCTTAACGCGAATTTCGTAGAACTTTGCAGCACACTCATAGGCAGCCTTGTACTCATCGCTTCCCGGTGTCAGATCCTTAATTCGTTCAAGCTCGTGCTTAATTGTTTCGTCCATCAACTTTTCGTTCTGGACTGCATTCAGTTCTTCCATTTTGATTATCTCCTTTTAAGTCAATATTTGGAGTTTTCTCCATTAAACAGAATGTTTTTCTCGCGGCTTCAGTTTACTCACCTTGTTCACTTTGAGAATAACATACTGTTTATCGGCAAAGTCTACGGATTCCCCACCCAAGTTCAAGAACAGACTTGGGTTCTCGTTCTCGTCTGCCTGAGCAACGATAAGGGAGCCAATCGTTTCGGCCTCGTAGTCAATCTTCCACCGAACAGCAGAACCAACCACGAAGCCAATGGTCGCACAGATAAGCCCCAGACCAATGATGATGTACATTTTCAAATCTCCTTTGTAATAGAATAATGGATAAACCGGTCGTGTGCGTGATGAAAATAAAAGGAGCCGCAGATTTCTCCACGGCTCCCTTACGCCTTAAATGTCGTTTCTGATCAAGAACAGGTCGTTACGATTGCAAGCAGGTCTCACAATCCCTTTTGCCCGAATCAACGCGATTGCATTGGCATAAGCCGCGCGTGCACTTTGAGCGTTCTTGTACTCGCCTGTATCAATGTACATGACTTTCTGGTTGCTCTCGATGAATACGCGGATCTTGTCCATTGCGTTCACATAGCCTCGATCATAGGTAGTCTTTACTCGTTTGCTCATAATAAATTCTCCTTTCAATTTTCAGAAGACATCCTTCCATAATAGAATACGAAAAGTTCGCGTTGGCTAACCTAGAATAAAAAAGAAAGAGAACGGGAATCGAACCCGTAACCTCTGCATTCCAGCAGCGCTCTACCAATTGAGCTATCTCCTTCCATAAAAGAAGATGAAAATTTCGCGAACAAAAAGCAGAGGGCGTGTTTTTTAATTTACTTATTGCCTTTTGTCTTGTCAGAATCCAAATTTTCTCTTGCCTTTTGCAGCTTGATGTATGCCATATATGCTTCCATGGTTGTCGCCACCAAGCAAATTGCAGCACTGCCAGCTTTCATAAAAGGTACAGTCCCTAAAAGTTTCTTTCCAATGACATATCTAGCTTTCATAGTATCATCCTCCAATATGCCCTCTACTTCCATAAAGGAAGATGAAAATTTCACGAACAGGCAAAAAAATAAAAAGCCGCAGATTTCTCCACGGCTCCAGCCTTTCTTAGTAAACGAGATAATTCGTATACTGCTTCTTTTCTACTTGCTTGATCACACCTGCTTTTTTCAGCAGCTCAAAATCACGGATGATCCCGCCCATGCTGAATGCCTCGAATTCGACATTGAAGTCCGTGCGCTTCTTCTTTCCGTCTTCGTAGGTTCTGATCGAATAGACCATCTGGCTAACCAGCCTCGGGTCCATCTTACAGTTCCGACGAACGACTTCCATCATCAGCTCACGTCCTTCGTAGTCATCATCTCTGACACCCTTCACGATAACGGTCATGTGATTCACTTTGCTATTAAACATGTTGTTCTCCTTTGCATTTAAACAGTGAATATTCGTTCCATAAAGCAGCCTGTAATTTTCGCGTTCACTGCCGTTCTTTGCTCAGGAGCCAGAAAAAATAATGGTAAAGCTTGTAGTACGTTTTTCTGCAGCACGGACACCCATTGGCTCTCAGTGCATCATAGCACACCTCTTCCGTCACACCTCTTAATACGTATGGACCAATGGCAGGTTCCAGCTTTGCAACACAGCGGTCAATAATATCAATGTGCATCGAATAGTAGGCTCGTATCATAGCTTGCCGCTCCGTTGAGCTTTCCGGGAGGCTTCCTCTTATAATTCCAGAAACCTCGTGGCTGCTCGATTCCCACCCGTTGACTTGTTCTAAAGCCTTTTTCCAGTCCGGGTACTGCAAGCAAAAGTTTTTCAGCTCGTAGTAGCGGTACTTAGTTATGTAGAAGGGGCTTTTCTTTGAGAGTTCTGGTTTTTCATTCCGCAATTTTTTCATGGACAGGGATTTCCTTTCTAATTTTGTTCAGAAAGGATAATACTGTCCAAAATGGTCGTGTGCGTGCCCCTTTTAATATTCTTACTGATGAATTATGCCAAGGCGAAGCAAATCGTTTAACCTAGAATAGAATTTGATTGGCCAAAATCAGATAATTTTGCTAAGAGGACTATGTTTTCGGTACATTTCAGCAAGGTCATTTTGAGTGATGTCCAGATATGCTTGTTCTGTCACAGTCACACTACTATGTCCTAATAATCTACTAAGTGTGTAAATATCCCCACCACTCATAAGGAAGCGCTTTGCAAAGTTGTTTCGGAAAACATGCGGGTGAATGTCATTTAGCCCTATCCGCTGGGCATACTTGCGAACATTGGCCTCGAAATTGCTCACCTGTATTCTCTTACCTTTATTCGTGCAAAACAGGAAATCGCTATCACGGTAACGGTCTTTATACTTTATCCACCGTTGAAGCTGTGTTGCCATCTTATCCGAGAAAAACACATAGCGCGCTTTCTTACCCTTTGTGTTGTCTGCTGGTAGGCTAATGCACCGCTTCACCATGTCTAAATCTGTCACTTCAATCAGCAAGCACTCATTTACTCTCATGCCTGTATCGAGTAGAAGCTGAATAATGATGGAATCGCGGTATTCGCTAAAGCTCGCACTATTCATGCTCTTCAGCAGTCGCTTGAAATCTTCATCCGAAACGAACTCCAATGGTTTTCGTTCTACTTTAACAAAGTCGCCTTTCTTCACAGGTGAACGGAGAATCAGTTCCTCTTCCACGCACCAATTGAAGAAAACTCGCAGGTTCCGCAGATAGTTGTTGATTGTTACGTCCGACACTCGCTTTCCAAAATCAACTCTCCGATCCGGATAGTTTCCGCTGTTCGGATTCGTAGTAACCGTGTACTTTCCGCGTTCCTTAATGCTCTTTATGTAGCCCTGTATCGCAAGATGGGTGATTTTCTCAGTTAGTAAAATCCCCTGCTCGTCCATATACTGCATGAAGAGCCTAAGTGTCTGTTCGTAGCTGTTGATGGTTTTCGTGCTCAGCCCTTTCAATCCACAGTGCTCAATGAACATTTCAATATCTCTTGCCAACATAAAAGAAAACCTCCTGTACATATCGGGCACTACACCCAATAAATACAGGAGATTTATCGCCATTCGTTTGACTTATTTATCGCTATGAGAGCATAATTCTACATTTTTTATAGCGATAAACAAAAGTCACGATTCCAAAGATTCCAATTTATGCCTTTAAATATCACCTATATACGTCACTTGT